TTTAATAATGTTACACCACATGGACAATTTAATTTAGGTGGAGTTGATGGACAGTTTTTAAATTCTGTTCCTGTTGCATATCCATTCGGTGTATTTGGAATACAAACACTTAAAGGTGCAATGAACAGATCTATAGATATTATATCTGATTCATTAACTGAAACAGGTTTAAAGCCTAACCAAGTATTAATATCATCTAATGATCCTGATGCATCCACAGTTACAGTAGGAAATTACTTAGTACATTTTGAAGGAACTATTGATATACCACATTCAAGGTTAACAAGAATAAATGCTGTTCAAGGTGGATTAACTAACGCTGAATTTAGCACTATCCCTGTTGGGGAAACTGCACTGTTAGTAACTTGCCAAAGTGAAATAGATACTTATGCCGCTGGCGGAGTAACAAAGGTTGAATTATATTTTCCAATTGATAGATGGATTGATTATCTAAACGTATTTACCTTAGATGGTTTTAAATTAGATAGCACAAGACATGTACCTAACGGAACTAATGATAGACAAGTTGAAATCTTAAACGGTACTTTAAATGGAACTAATTTATTTAAAGCATTAACTGATAGAGATGTAATTAACTTTAGATATATTGTAGATACATTCGGAAACGGTATTGAAAGTGGATCTAAGGCGATCTATACAATATTAGCTTCTACTAGAAAGAATGCATTCGCAATATTAAATGCTCCGTCTGCTAAAGACTTTAAGAGCAATACAGATCCTTCGTTTAAAGATCTAACCGGAAGCTTATCATCTAGATTTATTTCTACTGGTGGTGATCTTGCAAAGAATCCTACGGTAAGATACTCATTACCATCTCAAACACAAGGTGCGAGTTGGGGAGCATTCTATTATCCTTTCATTACTGTTAGGGATTTAGGTAGAAATATAAATGTTGTACCAGCTGCATACGTTTCAAATAACTTTATTGCAAAATATGAAAACGCTTTACCATGGTCATTAGTTGCCGGAGTTCGTAGAGGTGTTGTAGGTGGAGCAGGAGTTGTAGGATTAGAAGTTAATCTTGGAAAAGAGGACAGAGAATACTTAGAACCATTTGGATTAAATCCGATTGTATTCCAAAGTGGAACTGGACCAACAATCTTTGCAAATAAAACTGCACAGCAGACTACAAAATCTGCATTAAGTTCTATTAACTGTAGAGAGGTTGTAATTTATATCCAAGATGGAATAGAAGCAATTCTGAAAAACTATCTGTTTGAATTCAATACAGCTCAAACTAGATTGGAAATTAAAACACTTGCTGATAACTTCTTAGCAACGGTTCAAAATGATGATGGTGTTTATGATTACAAAAATGTAATGGATGAAACTAATAACACACCAGAAGTTATTGATCAAAATGTTGGTATCTTAGATACATACATTGAACCAGTAAGAGGAATGGAAATTCTCGTACAGAGAACTACTATTTTGAAAACAGGAGCTATTAGTTCAGGAAACTTCCAATAAGAAGAAACTAAAAGAGAATATATAAAAAAAATAAAATAAACTATGCCACTACCACATTATACCCAATCAAGGGCCAGTAGCCAAAGGTACGAACCAGTTCAGCCTAACCTTTTTGAGGTGACAGTATTTTCACCACTAGGGGATGATACGGGTTTAATCTTAGAGCAAGTTAAAACTATTGGAGGTTTAAATAACTTAAACCCTTCTGTAGATGCAATCGGACAGAAATACAAATTTGCTGACCGTTCATTTGCAAGTATGCCAGGTCAAACATTTATGGATCTGACTGTTAACTTTAGTCTTAACCTAAATGAAGCTAACGAAAATTACATTTACAATACATTCCGTAATTGGTATAAATTAATCTATGATCCATTAACTGGTGAAATGGGATTAAAGAAAGACTATGTAGGAAGTATGATCATTGTACAATACAACAGAGCAGGTGATATTTTTAGAAAGATTACTTGTAAAGATGTATTCCCTACAGGTCAACCTGATTTTGTAGATGAATTAAGTTATGAAACTCCAGACGCAGTTGATTTAACAATGACTTATCGTTGTGATCACTGGGTTGAAGAAAACGTAGGAGCATAATAAACTCTTAATATTTTTTATAGAAAAC